AAGAGCCGTGAGAACGCCGACTTCTCGGGCGCAAACGTCAAGCTGCTCCTTCAGCTGAACCAGGGCCTCGACCCGCAGCTGAGCGGCGCAACGGGCCAGGCCGGCATCTAACCGCTGAGCCTCAACTCTAAACGATAGGATAGACGAACATGGCAGGAGAGGTCTTCAGCGGTGCGATTGCGATGAACCTCAAGGAGACCCTTGAGGAGATCATCACGGACCAGCTCGACGGGGTCGAGAGCGACCTGGATTATACCCAGTGGATGCTCAACCGTCCGATGAACGATGCGTATGAGGATGACCAGGAGTACGCCGGCGGAGGCCTCATCGCAGAGGTTCCCGAAGGCACCGAACTCCCGCCTCTGACCATCACGGAAGGTTACACCAAGCGGTACCAGGCGCGTAAGTTCGCCGCGAAGTACATCATCACCGAAGAGGCGATGGATGATTCGAAGTACCCGAAGGTCATCCAGGCCATCAAGCGGCTCAAGCGCTCAGGCTGGAAGACGGTGGATATCGACGCCACCAACCTTCTGGTGCGCGCAACCAACGCGAGCTTCCCGGGTCCGGATGGTGTTGCTCTCGCCAGCACGTCTCACCCGCTGGCAGCCGGCGGTACGTTCTCCAACATGGCGGCGACGCCAATGGCCCCGTCCACGGCTTCGTGGAACGCCATCATCGCGCAGCTCGACCAGCTCGTTGACCATGACGGCATCATTCAGGGCTACAAGGCCAAGGCCGTTCTCCACCCGGTTCAGCAGCGCGGTATCTGGACCGTGCTCCTCGGCTCGAAGATGGACCCTGAGGCTGGCAACTTCAGCGCCATCAACGTCATCAAGGAGTACGACAACAACATCAAGCGGGTTCAGCTCCGCTACTGGACGAACACCACGACCAACTGGGCAGTCCAGACGGACGCGGACAACGGCTTCCAGATGCGCTGGAAGAAGAAGTTCAAGAGCAACACGTGGATCGACCACAACGCTGAGCTCATGAACTATTCCATCAGCGGTCGGTGGGACAACGGCACCAGCGAACCTCGCTGCGTGATGTTCGTGGCAGCGTAAAGGAGAACTGCAGTGGCTTTTCCCATCGCAGGTCAGTCCAACATGGGCTTCCGCACGTTCTTCGGGACGTGGGTAGCCCCTGGTGCACGGGTCACGTTCTGTGGCCCGGCTGGTGTCTTCGAGGACACCTTTACCGAGAACAACCGCGTTGCGACGCTGAACGCGGCTCTTGCTCGGTGCCGGTCCGGTAAGGGTGACGTCGTCATTCTTCTCCCGGGCTACGCGGAGAACGTCACAGCCGCGGACTTCTTCACCAACCTGGTTACGGGTACGAAGATCATCGGGACGGAGCCCCTTGGTTCGTTCCTGATGCCCACGCTGACGTTCACGGCTGCAGCGGCTACGTTCCTGCTCGACCAGCAGAGCGTTACGCTCCACGGTATTAGGTTCGTTCCTGGTATCGATGCAGTTGCCAACTACGTCACGGTCTCCGCTGCTGGTTGCCGCATCTCTGAGTGCCTCTTCTTCGGTGGCACAGCGACCACCGATGACCCTGAGACTCCGCTCATCCTAGCGACGGGCGCCGACTCTTGCGTCATCGAAAACAACAAGTTCTACAGCATCGGGACGGCGGTTAACACCAACCTCATCCTGGCAAGCGGAACTGGCCTCAACGGCTTGGTCATCAGGAACAACTTCCTATATGGCTCTTGCGCAACCACCGGCGTCGTCAACGTCACCGGCTCGGCTCAGGGCTTCGAGATCAGCGGTAACACAATTCACCAGCTCACCGGCACTACGCCGCTCGGGATTCGGTTCACGGACACGGCTCTCGTCGGGAACGTGTTCAACAACCGCATCTACTTCAGCACTGACGTCACAGTTCTCACCGCTGCGATCAACTTCGTTGGGGTGACGAACTCCAACATCAGATGCACCGAGAACTACGGCTCGGATGAAGACTCGCTCGGCGGCGTCCTGGTACCAACGGCAACCGGCCTAGAGTAACCAGCATCGCGGCAAGCCGCAACACTAAGACCCGGGCGGCGTGGACTCCTTCGCTTAGCCCGGGTTCTTTCTTTTCTGATGCTCCGATTCATCCTCTTCTTTCTCTGGACCGAGGCTCGACAAGCATGGGCAAGACGATTCCCGACAAGGCCCGAGCGAACTGGCCGCGAGGTACCTACCGAGCGCAGTGCGACTACTGCTCCGGTACCTACATGCGTCATCAACTTGTCCGAAACGAAAGCGGATTGCTTGCATGTACCGGGGCTGACGGTTGCTCCAAAGGCAGGGAAGCCGTCCAGCTCTCGCGAATGAATGCCGAGCACGGAGCCCAGGTCTTCAAGCATCCGAACCGCTTTGACGGTGGTCGAGACGATGAGCGAACCCTCCCGGTCATCCACCGCACCACGGCTGACGACATCCTGAGGTATGACACCTAATGGCCATCAGCGCCACGCCCTACACCACACCAACCATCGACCGGATTATTCTGGCGGGCTACAAGAGGGCTTCGCTGGTGCCCATCGAGTACAGCATCGGCGCTGACTCTCAGTGGGAGGCCCGTGCTGCGCATGGTCGAGAGACGCTCAACCGCATACTTGCCGAAGCCGCGTCCGAGAAGTTCTTCGAATACTTCGTCAACCTAGACGTGCTCGACCTGGTCGTTGATACCACCAGCTACACCCTTGATGCCGACATCCTCAACATCATCGACGATGGTTCCTACATCCCCGCCTCCAATGACCCGGAAGAGGAACAGACGTCGGGCGAGACGCCCGTCAAGCCCATGTCTGCCTTCCGATGGAATCAACTCTCCGGCAAGAACAGCCGTGGCATCCCGATGCACTACTTCCTTGAGAGGAACAACCAGAACGCGACGGGAGCTCTTCAGCTGCACGTGTGGCCTGTGCCTAGCGAGACGGGGAAGATTCGCTTTCGCACTCATCGTATCCCGGGAAGCTCTTCCGTCGGGTCAGACGACCCAGACTTTAAGCGGCACTGGGAGAAGTGGGCTGTCCTAGCCCTTGCCTACGAGTTCATGCAAGACACCGCAATGCCGCTCGATGAACGTGGAGCCATGCGCCAAGACCGAGACATCGCCTTCGAGAAGATCAAGAGCTACGACAGCAACAACCAAGGGCCCGACGTCGTCTACGTCCACACAACGCCCTGGTTTGGAAGGTGCCTGTAATGTCCAGCCTCGTCCACTTCCTTGCGGCCGGTGTCAATGGAGCTCTCAACGGCTCGGCTACGTTCCTGCTCCGAGGCACGGCTTCGAGCGCCGCAGCGGTCCTCTACAGCGACTTCGAGGGCACGACTCAGCCAGGGACGAACGTCATCGCGCTCGATGCCAACGGGGCGGCTGAAGTCTATTGTGACGCATACGTTGACGTCATCATTCGCAACTCGGCTGGCACCATCCTCCGCACGGTGACCGTTGGTACTGCCGATGCAACGGTAGAGGTCCAGAGCACGGCGTTCACTGGTACGGATTACGATGGTACCCCGAGCAACACCGCAGGCGAGCCAATCACCCTTCGTGCGCTTCTCAACAAGTGGCTCACGTCCGCCGGAGCGGTTGACTTCAAGGTCTCCGTCGGTGGTGTCGCCACGGACCTTGACGAGGCAATCGCGAGCTTCAGCGGGCTTTTCTTCAACGTCAAGTCGCCTGAATACGGCGCCGAAGGTGACGGCGTAACGGACGACACCGCGGCTGTTACTGGAGCCATTGCGGACGTCGTTGCGGCGGGTGGCGGCATCGTCTTCTTCCCTCCTGGCACCTACGTCTTGGATGATATGGTGCTGGTATCCGCAGCCAGCATCACCTTCATGGGATGTGGCCCGAGCTCGTCTATACTCCAGTCGAGCGGCACAGCGAGTCTGTTCAACTTCCAGAGCGCCACCACGGATGTCTGGAAGGTCTTTCGTGGGCTTGGCTTCTCGTCTCTCGCGACACCGGCTACGGCCATCCGAACCGAGGACGGACACAACCTTCGCGTCATTGATTGCCACTTCGATGCCACTAACTTCTCGAATGCCCCAATCGATCTAGCTGGTGAGAACGTCAGAGCCGACATCTCCAACAGCTCCTTCCTGCTCGGGGCAACGACCAACTTTGGCATCGTCAACTCGGAAGACGATGACACCAAGGACATCTCTGTCAGTGGTTGCTTCTTCAAGATTCCGGCGAGCTTCACCGGCAAGGTCATCCGCGGTGGCAACTTCCAGGTAACCAACTGCACCTTCGACGCTTCGTCTGTCACCTCGGGTGCTTACTATATGGTCGACGCGGCCCACCACGTTGACGGCGGGACTTACGTTGGGCTGTTCACCAACAACAAGTTTATCGACGGTGGCTCGTCTGGCTTCGTCTTCCTGCTCGATGCTGTGGCCACTGATTCGGACTTCACCGAGGATTGTAACGACTTTATCGGCTTTGCACCTCCGTCGGCTCTCACCGACCCGGGACACATCTACGATTACTCGAATGGCGGAAGCTACGACACCACCAGCCGCATCCACCTCGGCTCGCGTCGTGGCAAGCAGCTAAACTTTACGAACTCGGCTGCCGGTGGCGAGATACTCGGCATAGAGTGCTTTCTCGTTGCTGACACCATCGTAATCACCCAGACAGACGCCGCAAACACCATCTACTACCCGGCTCCGGGCGAAAAGCCCATTGGACTCGACTGGACCATGGTCGTTCTCAATAACTCAGGTGGCGCTCGTGACATCTCGTTCGGCGGTAGCTCAGCAACCGTTGGGCAGACAGCCGTAGCCGATGGTGGCA